AGGAGGGATTGATGCAACAGCGCATCCACTAGAGGCCTAGGGGAGAGCCTCTAGGGGCGGAACTGTCAGTCGCCGGAGTCCATATCGGCCTCGACGATTTGGCGAGCAATCTCCTCGCACTGGTAGACGCAGAAAGCGCGCGTCTCGAGCTTTCGGAAACTGGCTGTGTCGAACCCGAGAAACCAGCCGTTATGGGGGTTGTACTCTGGCTTGTCGGACAGCCTGCCGGAGTAGGTCAGGTTAACGCCCGCCCTGATGCCCGCCTCGGTGTACTCCTTCTCGTAGAGAGAGGAATCCGACGGCACCTCCACATACCCGAGCCAGTAGGAAAAGAAGCCCGCACTGGCAACTCGGAAGAGAAGCGCCGTGGGGCCTGCGTCAGTTTGCCACTGCCGGTCTAAGGTGAGGCTGAATGAACTCATGCTGCTTCCTCCTCGCGGGTAACGGGATTCCATCTCCGGCGCTCGAACTCGGTCTCAAGCCAGGGTGTAGGGTCTTGGGAGAGACAGACTTTTCGGAAGGTGCAGCCGCCATAGTGGTTGCAACTCTCGTCAAGGTTGTAGTCCCAGTAGCCCTCGAGCCAGGCGGCCTTCATTCGATTGAGGTCCCGGGTGAGCTGCGCGCGCCAGCGATCAATCATCCATTGGGGACGGTAGGTGATGGCTTGCTGGGTATCATACTTCGTCTTGAGGATGGAAACGCCCCTGACGAGGAAACCAGAGAGGGGGATACCCGCTTGCTGCGCTCCCCAGCAATAGCCGGTGAACTGGGAGCGGAGGTCCCACTGCTTCGACCACGAGGCTCCGAGGGAAGATGTCGTCTTGTCGTCCTCCCCGTAGCGAGCGCCTGCGAAGTCGACGACTTGGTCCATCCGGCCGCAGTAGATTAGGGGATTGCCCGTCTCAGGGTGAAGGACGTCGAGAAGGGGCTCCGCGAAGGAGAACTCTATGCCGTGCCGCTCGGTGGAGATCAGGGAGGGCTTCGCCGCTTCGGTTTCGAGAGGATATTGGTCGAAGGTATATTCGAGTGCGCCGAGCATTCGCTCGAGGGATTTGGCTGAGTCGGGAGGGCACTCGAACTCTCCGTAGAACTCGAGGAGAGCGTGGAGGCCCTGCGCCAAGGCGATCTCGGGAGAAGCGCCCTCGGTAAAGTAGGCCAGCCGGGCTTTCTCGAGACCGTGCGCGTAGGCTCCGCCAGCGTGAAGGTGGACATTCGGGATTTTGGATTTCCAATGCTGGATGTACGCGAGCTCGGCGTAGCGCGGGCAGGTGACAAATGCGCTTCGGATGGTGTTGTCGATGACTTCGGGGAAGGGATAGCGTGGCATGGTGGGGACCTCGAGAGGTTAGGATAGAGTGGCGATAGATGGGGTGTGCTTGGCGCACCAGGTGGAGAAGGTGACTTGGGGAAATCCGCAGGCGGGCGTTGGGACGAGCTCCCTTCCTTTGAGAGTTTCCTGCGGGAGGACAATCCACTGGAGCACAGGGGGATTTGCGCGGCACTCTCCCAGGTTTGGTTCATGCTGGTAGGGGGAGAAGGAGGCGCAGGTTCGGCAGGTCTTGGACATGGTCTACTTCATTTCCGTAAGGAGGTCTGCGGCCGAGGGAACCTCAACCTTGGCTTTCTTGGCGCGAGAGGTGGCGGATGCGATGCCTGCCGAGACGCGGCCTTGGCGCAGCGCGCTAATGGCCTCTTTCATTTCCTCGAGGGCGAGGGTTCCATCGAGGGCTTTTTGCCTCCAGATGGCTATCTTGGCGTTAAGCTCGGGTGTCATGGTGATTCCTTAGGAGAAGTGGGTGAAGTAAGGGCTTTAATGGCCTCTCGCGTGAAGTTGAGGAGGTGGTTAAGGCGGTAGGCGAGTTCCTGATTCTCGAGGATTTTCCTAACCGTGTCGTCCTCGATCTCGTGAAGTGCCTTGAGGGCTTCTTCGGGGCTCATTTGATCGCTCCTTTCGAGAGTCTTCGCTCGAGTGCCTCGACCATCTCCGCCGGACCCTGGACGTAATACCCAGGGGGGAAGCCGTGCGCCTCGAGGGGAAGTGTGCGGGAGTGGAAGAATGCGCGAATTAGACCCTCAAGGAACGCCTTGTGCGCTCCTTTCGGAACACGCTCCTCAAGGGGGGAGTAAAGGTGAAGGTCCATCTGAGCCCGAATCGGGGCTTCGAGCTTTACATGGAGGTGCTCGGTTGGAACAAGGGCTCTTGGCGCAGGCATGGCTCAGGCCTCCGAGGGAAGGGTGAGCTCGAGAAAGTGGAGCTCGGTGAGGGCCTGCGCGGCCCGCCGGGCCTCGTCATCCGCGAAGAGGGTGGAAGGCCCGAACCAAGCTCCAGCGCGACCGGCCAGCCGAACGTCGGTTTCATGCCAGGGGCGCTCGCCAAACTTTCCAGGGGAGGTGGGATAAGCACAGCGAGAGGGGACTGGGTAGGAGAGGGACATGATAGGTTCCTATAATGTTGTGGTTACGTGCTCACTCTTCTATCCTGCAAAGAGGGGCGTGAATCCTTACCTTCAGCCCATTTCGGCCATCAGGTCTGCTGCACTTACCACGGGCGCGTCTTTGGCCGGAGCCTTGGCCGGAGCCTTGGCCGCGCGCTCGGCTTCGAGACGCTCGATAACAGCCGCCGTCGGGGTGCCCGGCTGTTTGAACAAGTCATAAAGCATTTTCCGGGTGAGCTTCTGGCCGACTGCAGCAGCGGTCGCCATCTTCTTATCCAGGAAGGCTTTGACAGTGGCAATGTCCTTTCCGCTGACCTCGGCAATCGCCCGTAGGACAATCACCGCGCCAGAGACTTCGGAGTCCTCGCCAGCGGTTCGAACACTGTTCCAGCTATCCGAGTTCGTTAGGCGATTGTGCAGAGCCTCGACCGCTCGGAACATATCCTCGGCGGATGCGGGGTTGCCCGCCCCGTCCTTCGCACCGGCAACCTCGCCTCCGAGTTTCTGCGCATAGCCGTAGCCTGCCGCGTAAGACAGATGCTGCTGGGGAACAACGGCCAGCAGCGTGTTTCCGTCCAGGAAGTCAAAGCACACCGCAACACCCTCGGGAGTCTGAATAACCTCCTTCAGCATTTTGCGCTTGCCTACGAATTCGACCACGCGTCCGTCTGTCATGGTTACATGGGTGACTGTGCGAGGAGCTTTTGCCTCCTGTGCTGTCCCCTCTTGTTTACCCTCGATACCTTCTGTTTGTTTAACTTGCTTGACGTCTGACATGGCTAAAACTCCTAAAACTGGCGAGCCTTTAAACGGGCGACTCGCCATTACCCGTTGCGGAGAGGGCTCGAGCCGAGACCCTCTCGACACCGGAGGCCTAGCCGGCCAGCGCCAGGCCCAGCCCGAGCCCGAGGAGGAACATTGCAAGAAGCCCGAGGCCGATTGCGACAACCGCATCCGGGTCCCGTCCGAAATGCGCGTCCATCCCGGTCGCCTCTCGGTAGGTGCGGGGAAAGCGGAGGGTTTGATTAGAGTTCATCATTTGGGGCTCCTTTAGGCGAGAAGATCGTATAGATAATCGGGCTCGAGGCCAAACCAGTCCGCGAGCACTTCCTCTGGGTCTGCTCCTTCACGTACCTCCTCCCTCGCTTCCTCAATCTGCCGGAGGGCTTGAGCCCGTGAAAGACCGTCCCGTTCCATCAACACTTCGAGTAAACTTTCCATTTCCTTGCTCCTTTGTGCCGCGTCTGAGGTGCGGCGAACCTATTGTTTGTCCGAGAAGTAGGCTGCCGTTTCCTCCGGCAGTTCCTTCCCGCTAACCACCAGTCCTCGGTCGAGCACCGCATTAGCTGCTGCGCGCTCGGGAGAGACCGCCTCGGGTTCGCGCAGGCTTTTGTGCAGCCTCTCGAGGCTTCCCGCGAGATTGAACCCTGCAAGGGGGGCTGGCTGCTCCCGCGCCGTCTCCCTCTCAACCCATGCGTATGTCCGCCCTTTCAGCAAATCCCGCATGGTGCGAATTCCGCAGCAGGCCATTTCCGCCAGTTCCCGCGCCGGAAGGGATGATGCCCGGAACCCGCGCACCTCGGCATCGGTGAAGATGGCCGCTGCGCGCTGCTTCCTTTCGAGCGCTTCCTTATCCCGCATTGCGCTTTGTCCGGTAGAGGGAGACTATTCCCCAAGCCAGCTGCACGGCCTTCTCAAGCTCGAGCGGTGTGAGTGCGGGAAGCTCGAGCGTCAGCCGGCCGTCGCGCAGCGACGCCCAGCGCTCGCCGTCTACGAACAGGATTGTCTCGGCGGGGAATTCTAGGGTTTTCCAGCGTTTTAGCGTCATGGTGGTGGTGGGTGGATGGATTGCGATGTGGGTAGTATAGGGTATGGATGGGGTATTGCTATGGTAAATTCGTACTGGATTTGGCCGGATTTGGCCGGATTGTGCATGAACGGGATGCGGATGCGTATGAACGGGATGCGGATTTGTAAGAACAATCGGCGCGATGGTATGTTTGGCGGGTGTGGCCTTCGCGCAACATTGCCTAAAAAAGTGGCGATAATTGCCTAAAAAAGCGGCAAGGGACGTTGCGCGAACGCAACATCGGGTGTGCGGTAGTAGTAGCATCATGATCTCAAAATGCCCATTTCCTCAATGAAATCAACGGGTTACGTCAATGTGCTGTAGTAGTAGTAGCATCATCATCATGCCATACCCTCTCGCCCTGGTTTTGTAAAATGTGTAAGAAGAAAAAAAAAAAGTTCATACACTACCTATTATAACCCGCCCTATTTTGGTGCAAGGGGAAAAAGGGGGGGGGTCATGATGATGATGCTACTGCTACTACCGCACTCGATAAGGGGCCAAATCGGGACGCAAAAGGGGCGGACATAGGGTAATGTGCCTTAATGCCCGCCCGCCCCAATTTGGGCCGTTATAGCTCGTTTATGGGCCCGTTTACGGCCCGCCCGGCGGCCTAGTCGTCGGCGTCCATTTCCGCCATTAGACTATCCGCCGACACGCCAGCCGTTTCGGCCCGGATCGCCGCCTTCACGTCGCCAGCTTCCGCCCAGACCTTGCGCGTGTCCTCGCTCGAAATGCCCCATCTCACGGCCATTCCGGTCACCAGGCTGTCCGCTTTCGCGAACCCGACGCCCAGGGCGCGTTGCATCGCCTCGACCAGCATCGCATGGTTGACGCTACGCGGGCCGGCGGCGTTGCGCGGAAGTTCCCAAGCGCCGCCGCTATTGTAATGTTCGACAAGTTCGCGCACGGCCTCGGCCTTCTCGGCCAGCGTCGAGCCTTTCGCCAGCGCGGCTTTGTCACCGCACCGTTGCTTGAGGCCATGGTACACGGCGTAATCGCGCACGCTTTCCGCAAGGCTGGGCAGGCGCAACGCAATCGGGTCTTAGCCGGTTCGTCAATCGTTACGACCAGGTCTGGCACGTTTCTTGCCCAATCCATCGGGTGTCGAAATCCCATCGCACATGACGAGATATCGTTGGCACGATTCTTGCTATGCCAGATCACGCCCGTCCGCCCGTCCACCTGGTCCGTCCACCGTTGCCCGTCCGTTGCCCGCCCGGCGTCCGACCGCCCGTTGCCCGTTGCCCGTCGATCCGCCCGTCCGTCCGACCACCGCCCGCCCGCCCTGGTCGTTGTCCGCCTCGCCCATCGCCCGAGCGGCTTGCCCGTCCCGCCGTCTAGGTCCCCGGTCGAGGTCGAGGCCCAGGGCCGAGGGCCCCCAAATCCGAGGCCGGTGGGGGGCAAACGCCTCGCGCTCGCGCGCGACATATCCCCTCGAAATATTTTTTAGCGGGAAATGAACTGTGAACACGTTATGAGTTTGTTATCAGTTCCCAGCTCGTCCATTCCCCCCATCCCATTGACACCGCCCCCGCCCTGGTCTATCCTTCCTGCATACCCATCCACCACCCCGCCGGGAAGAATGCCGCCTCCTCGCCTTCGCTACACTCACGACGCTCTTGTCGATATGGTCATTGCGGAACCGTATCTGGCGCAGAGCGAGCTTGCGGCGCGCTTCGGGTATACGCAAAGCTGGATTTCGATCATCATGACGAGCGATGCGTTTCGGGCGAAGCTCGCGGAGAGGCGGGAAGACCTGGTCGATCCGATTCTGAAGGTGACGCTCGAGGACAGGTTCCGGGCGATGACGCAGCGATCGCTCGAGATACTTCAGGAAAAGCTCTCCGCCCCTGCGAGCGTAGTCCCGGACGGGCTGGTGCTCAAGGCGATGGAGCTGGGGGCGAAGAGCCTCGGGCTGGGCGGGAATGCTCCTCCGCAGGCTCTCCCTCCCGATCACCTTGATAGGCTGGCTGAGCGGCTCCTCACGCTCCAGCGCGGAATCTCGGGGCGCGTGATTGAAGGGGAGGTCACAGATTGCTAATGCGCGAAGTTCCCCTGGCGACCCTCACCCTCGAGATTGGGCGGCTGATGGTGCAGGTCGATGGCGCGTTCGAGGATTCCTTGTTTAATGCAGGGGCTATTGCGGCCCTTCTGTGGCTGCGCGACGGGGGAGCGGCTCCCTCTGAGGTGGGGCTTAGGGCCCTCGAGGAGCCGCCCGAATGACAGTCCGGCTCAGCGCTCCCTTGATCGAGAGTTTCGCGGGAATGTTCCTGTCGCAGATGTACGATGATCCGCAGGTAACTCCGGACTGTCATCGGGAGTGGTGGGAGATGTACTGCCAGGACGACGCGCAGGTTGCGATCGCCGCTCCTCGGGGGCACGCGAAGTCCACCGCGCTCACGCACGACTTCGCCCTGGCGAATGCGCTCTTTCAGGTCGAGTCTCACATCCTGATCGTGAGTGCGACGGAGGAGCTGAGCATCGGGCATCTCGGGGATATTGCGAAAGAGCTTCGAGACAACGACGACCTCATCCGGCATTTCGGCGTGGAGAAGTTCCTCACCGACTCGAAGGGCGAGATTGTTATTCGCTGCCGTGGCGGGTATGAGTTCCGGATCATTGCACGGGGAAGTGGGCAGAAACTCCGGGGGCTGAAGTGGAATGGCAGGCGGCCCGGCCTTATCATCTGCGATGATATGGAAGAGGATGAGCAGGTCGAGAACATCGACAGGCGGCGGAAGTTTCGCCAGTGGGTTATGCGCGCACTCCTGCCGCTCGGGCGGAGGAACTGCAAGATTCGGTGGCACGGGACGATCCTCCACGAGGCCGCAATGCTCGCGCGGATTATGAAGGATGACACCTGGGTGAGCGCTCTCTACAAAGCTCACGAGGGGTTCGATGACTTCTCCTCCATCCTCTGGCCCGAGATGTGGAGTGAGGAGCGGCTGCGTAGCAAGCGCGAAGGGTACATTGCCCAGCACGATCCGGCGGGCTACTCCCAGGAGTACCTCAACGACCCCTTCGACAACAGCGACGCCTATCTGCGGCGAGACGACTTCCTCCCCATGACGCCGGCAGACTACGAGGCCCCTGGCTACGTGAAGGTGGGCGTGGACTTCGCGGTCTCGAAGGCTGATAGAGCTAATCGCACCTCCTTCACCGTTGGGTCGAGGGGCGCTGCGAACACCATCTGCATCCGGGACGAGCGGGTGGGGAGGTGGGAGCCTCTCGAGTGGATTGAAGTGTTCTTCGAGCTGGAGGAGCGCTGGCATCCCGACGAGTTCATTGTTGAGGGTGGCGTGATCTGGAAAGCGATTTCTCGGACAATCTTCAACGAGATGGCGGCAAGGGATGTTTTTTTCTCTATCCGGGTTCTCAACCCTGTGAAGGATAAGGGAGTGCGGGGACGGCCGCTGCAAAAGCGCCATCGTGCAGGAGCCATGCGGTACGACAAAGCGGCCTCTTGGTATGCGGCCTACGAGGCTGAGCTTCTGCGCTTCACGGGCACCTCCGACGCGCTTGCCGACGACCAGTTTGACTCCACTGCCCTTCTGGTGAGGGGGTTCGACGAATCCGCCGCAGTGGAAGAAGAAGACTTCCTCCCAGAGGATGAGTTAGAAGTTCGGCGCGCTCCTCGCGGCGGGTCTGCGGGACGCAGTATGACAACTGGATATTGAAAAGGAATCACAATGGCTCTTGACGTAACCCTTACCACCTTCGCGCAGGCCCTCGTCGCACGAAACTCTGAGGATGAGATTCAAGCCGCTACGGCTGCGCTGCTCGCTGACCTCCAGGCTCTCGTGCCGGCTCCTGCTCCGGCTCCTGCACCATGAAAAAAGCCAAGACCCCCAAGGCGGTAAAGACGCCTGAGCAGCAACGCCCCCCGACCGAAGCCAAGCCTATTCCCCAGCGCAAACAGCTGGCGGGCTACTGAAAAGGAACTGAAAAATGTCTTCTGTAAAACGTCCTACCAAGCACACTGAGCATGCTAGCAAGGGTGAGCATGTCACTGTTGTAACCCATCATCGACTCGCCGAGACCCACTCGAGTGCTGTGTTTCCGGAGCACGCAGGCGAGTCTACCTGGCACAGTGGCCCGCGTAACGGGCATCCGGGCAAGGGTGACGGGAAAGCGCGCGGTCGATGAGTCGGATCGTCCTCGCGCCTAAGCCCCTCGGGGAGACCCGGCGGGAAACTTTCGACTTCTCGTCGCGTCTGGCCTCCGGGGAAACTCTGACCGGGGCGTCGGGTAGCGCGTCAGTCTACAGCGGCACCGACGCCTCACCCTCTGCGCTGCTCCAGGGCTCTGCGAGTGTGAGCGGAGCGCTTGCATACGTGACTCTGACCGGCGGGGTTGTCGGAGTGCTCTATGAGATTCTCTGCACTGCTACCACCTCTGCCGGACAGGTCCTTACGCTGTCTGCCTACTTAGCTCTTACCCCGGACCTGCAATGATTAAGCTTGAGACTCTCCTGACCCTCGACGACAGTGCGATGCTTTCGCCAAACCTGTGCGATCGTTTCTCGGAGAGAGACCTTGGGGCCCTGGGCCGCTTGGTGGTTGACGGGTATAAGAGAGACTTGCAATCCCGCGCGAAGTGGGAGAAGCGGATGCAGAGCGCCATGAACCTAGCGCTTCAGGTTCAGCAAGATAAGAGTTTCCCGTGGCCGAATTGCTCTAACATTGCTTTCCCGCTTGTGACTATTGCGGCCCTCCAGTGGCAGGCGCGCGCATACCCCGCGCTGGTTGAGGGGAACCAGGTTGTGAAGTGCCGCGTGGTGGGCAGCGACCCAAACGGGATGAAGCAGGCTGCGGCTTCGCGCGTCTCCACCCACATGAGCTATCAGGTCATGGAGGAGGATGAGGCTTGGGAAGAGCAGCACGATCGGATGCTGATTAGTGTTCCAATCGTCGGAACGGCCTTTAAGAAGTCCTACTACTCCGGTCGAAAGGGCTGCAACATCTCGGAGCTGGTGCTGGCGCAGGACCTCGTCCTGGACTACTACGCTACGTCGGTTAATGACTGCGCGCGCAAGACTCACCGCATTCCGCTCTCTCGGAACGAGATTCACGAGAAGTCCGTCAGGGGTGTTTTCCGCGACGTGACGGGAGAGAGCTGGCTGGAGGGGATGCCGCAGCCAGTGGCGGCGCAGAAGTCGGATTTGCGAAGGGGGATGAGTGAACCCACGCCCGATGACACCACGCCCTTCCGTGGGCTCGAGCAGCATGTTTCCCTCGACCTGGACGGCGATGGCTATGCGGAACCCTACATCATCACAGTCGAAGAAACCACCGAGACGGTTCTCCGCATTGTCACTCGGTTTGAGCCGGTTGATATTGAGCGAGTTGGCGGGCGGATTGTTGCGATTCGCTCCATAGAGTATTTCACGAAGTACGGCTTCATACCCGCTCCCGATGGCGGCATCTATGATATTGGTTTCGGGATATTGCTCGGGCCCCTGAACGAGAGTGTCAATACGATTATCAATCAGATGGTGGATGCCGGGACGATGGCGAACACAGCGGGAGGCTTTCTCTCGCGCGGAGTGAAGATCAGAGGCGGAAGCTATACCTTTGCGCCCCTCGAGTGGAAGCGCGTGGACTCGACTGGAGAAGACCTCCAGAAGGGTATTGTTCCGTTGCCTGTGCGGGAGCCCTCGGCGGTGTTGCTCCAGCTTCTCCCCCTCCTGATCAACTACACAAACCGGATCAGCGGATCGACAGATGCTGCGACTGGCGAGAACCCTGGGCAGAACACCCCGGCAGAGACGCAGCGGTCGATGGTCGAGCAGGGTACGAAAATCTACAATGCGATCTTCAAGCGCATCTGGCGCTCGATGAAGGAGGAGTTCAAGAAACTCTTTATTCTCAATGCGCGGTATCTCCCGGTGGAGTCCCGCTACGGAGATGGCCCGGATAGCGTAGTGCTGCGGGCTGACTACATGCAAGACACGCGCGCGGTGGTTCCGGCGGCTGATCCAAATCTCGCCAGCGATACCATTAGATTCCAGCAGGCGACTCTAGTGAAGCAGGCAGCCGCTGCCACAGGTGGCTACGACCGGGATGCGGTGGAGCGGATGTGGCTGCGCTCGCTGAAGGTCGATGGGTATGAGGCTCTATTCAAGGGTTCCGACAAAGTTCCGCCGCTCCCGAATCCGAAGATGATGCTTGAAGAGGCGAAAGCCAAAGTCAAAGAAATGCAAATCAAGGCGCACCTCCAAGAGGTCGCCCTCAAGATTCAGTCTGACCAAGAAAAGGTCAAGGCGCAAGTTGATCTCCTCAAAGCCCAGGCCGCCAAAGCGCTGGTCGAGGCTGGCGGGAATCAGGCTGCACAGCGAGTTCGTGAATTCGAGGTGCAGGTCGCTGCCAAGGAGAGCGAGCATAAAACTCTCCAAGGCTATCTAGAGCTAGCAATGAAAGGAATGCAAGATGATAAGTCAGGAGGAGTTTCTGGATTGGAAAGCCCACCGAGTCACCAAGGCGGTGCTGGCGGTGCTGACGGCCAAGATGGAGGAGGGCAAGGCGGAATGGGCGGAGGGGCGTTTTATGGGGGATGACCTTGCGCGCACAGCTATTCGAAATGCTGCGGCTATCGGAAAGATGCAAGCCCTTCAGGGCCTGGTGGAGTTTGATTACGATACCCTTCTGGCGGAGACCGCAAATGAATAAGAGCGGACTGAAGCCTTTAGGGCGCGCCGTGCTGCTGCGGCCCTACGCTGTCGAGGAGATGACAAAGGGCGGGCTTATCCTGCCGTCTCAAATCCGAGAGCGAGATCAGATGGCCGAGCAGCGGGCGGTGGTGGTTGAGGTTGGGGCCGCCGCTTGGGAGGATGAACGGGTTCCGCGCTGCGCCCCCGGCGATAAGGTTATGTTCTCGAAGTTTGCTGGCTACGCCACAGTTGGCCCGGCTGACGGGCAGGCTTACCGAGTGGTAAACGACCGGGATATCTTCCTGGCCATCGTGAAGGAGAAAGAAGATGAGTGAAGACATCGAGAGAGAGGCAACTGGCTTAGGCTGGGTGCCTGCTGAGAAGTTCAAGGGCGACCCCGAGCGGTGGGTTGATGCAGCGACCTTCGTTCAGCGCGGGCATGACATTATGCCGATTCTGAAGAAGAACAACGAGGGGCTGCGCGAAGAGGTATCCGTCCTCCGCTCGGAGATGACAAAGACTCAGCAGCTTCTCATGGATGCGCAGGCCTCTCTGACCGAGTTCCAGGAGTACCACAAAGAGGACTCGAAGCGGCAGTATGAACGGGCTCTCGAAAAGCTGAAGGGTGACAAGAAGGAAGCGCTGCGGGAAAATGACGTTGACGCTGTTGTGGAGATTGACGAGGCGATTCGCCTGCTGGACAAGCAGGAAACTGCTAAGCCGGTTAAGCAGCCCGTTGCTCTGGAGCGTCCCGATCCGACGCAAGCGCCTGATTTTCAAGCCTGGCTGCGAGATAACCAGGACTGGTACGGGGCTGATAAGGCCAAGACCGCCTACGCGAATAGTGTTGCGCAGTACCTGCGGGCAATGGAACCGGCGCTCACAGGGCGCGGCTTCCTTGATAGGGTTAAAGATGAGGTGGCGGAGAAGTTCGGAACCTCTGAGGCTCGAGTCGACCGTGTCGAGGGCTCGAGGGGTGGAGCAGCTAATTCGCGCGGCGGGCGCTCCTACGCTGATCTTCCTCCGGAAGCTAAGGCCTCTTGCGATAAGTTCGGGGCGCGGCTGGTGGGAGAGGGCAAGGCGTATAAGGATCAAGCAAGCTGGCGTAAACAATACGTTAATGATTATTTTGGAGATGAGTAATGGCTGATACCCTGGCAGCAAGTAAGGCGCAGCAAACAGCAGTTGTGCGGGCTGAGCGCAAGCGCATTCCCATGAGCATTCCGAAAGCCAAGCTGGCGGTTCCCGAGATTGAGGGCTACCATCTTCACTGGATCAACGACTACGCTGGGCGCGTTGCACAGGCTGTTCAGGGGGGTTATGATTTTGTAACTGAGGAAGAAGGCATGGTCAATAGTTTTTCCCTCGGGACAGCTAGCGACCTATCGGGCAATACAGACCTTGGGTCTCGGGTAAGCGTGGTAGTCGGAAAGAATGAAGATGGCTCTCCGCTGCGCGCCTACCTGATGAAGATCAGGAATGAGTGGTTTACGGAAGATCAGGCAGTGGGTCAAGACAGAGTTAACGCTGTTGATCAACAGATCAGGCGTGGGCAGGTGGGTGCGGAGAAGGATGGCGCTTCTGACAGGGCTAATCGCTACGTGCGTACCGCAGATATAACAGCCAACTCTAGGAGAACCTAATGGCTAACTTAAACGCTCCGTCCGGCCTTTCGCCTGTGATGTACCGGAACGGCAATTTTTGGAATGGACAGGCTCGACTCTATACTATCCTTGCGGCTAACACTAACGCTTTTGCGGTCGGTGACTTGGTGGCGTCGGATGCTTCTGGCTGCGACCCGAATGGCCTGAGTGCTGTTACTCTGGCTTCGGCAGGTGCCGCCGCTCGCGGGGTTATCGTTGCCGTCGGTAGTGCAATTCCGATGGGCGGGATGCTGCAGGGTGGCCCGATGATTAACCCGGCCAACTTGACCCAGCTCTCCCGTCCGGCAGCAGCGCAGGCGACGAACTGGTTTGCGATGGTGGTTGATGATCCTGACGTGATTTTCGAGATTCAGGAGCGCTACACCGGCTCTGCGGTCTCTGCTACGCAGATGGCCAAGAACGCCAACATCATCTACGCAGCTCCCGCATCGGGTGCCGTCTACTCGGGAACGTTGCTCGACCAGACGACCATTGCCACTACAGCTACCCTCAATCTCCGTATCCTCGGAGCTGCGCAGCGCGTAGACAATACTCCCTTTACCCTCGGCCAGCGCCTCTGGGTTTGTATCAACAACCATGAGTTCAGCGGCGGCGTAGCTGGCGTTTAACGAGGAGAATCGATCATGGCAGTCGGCGGCATCATCAACACGGGCTCACACCCCAAGGCACTATGGCCTGGCATCCACGCATTCTGGGGCCAGATATTCAACGAGCATCCCCCCGAGTACCCGGACCTCTTCGACATTGAAGAGTCCGATATGGCGTATGAGGAGGACGTGCAGGTTACCGGTTTTGGCCTGGCTCCGGTCAAGGCCGAGGGCGCGCCTATCGCGTATGACTCTGAGATTCAAGGCCCGGTCTCTCGCTATATCCATGTGGCGTATGCCCTCGGGTATATCTGCACCTACGAGGAACTGCGCGACAATCTTTACGAGACAGTCTCCATGCGGCGCGCGAAGGCCAACGCTTTCTCCATTGTGCAGACAATCGAGAACATTGCGGCTACCTTCTACAATCGCGGCTTCAATTCTTCCTACGCGCTTGCAGACGGGCAGCCCCTGCTTTCGAGCGCCCATCCGTTCACGACCGGCGGCACTTTCAGCAACGTCCTGAGCCCGGCCGCCGATTTGAGCGAGGCTTCTCTGGAAGACATTTGCATCCAGATTATGGGCATCACGACTGATCGTGGGCTGCTGGTAAACTTCATGCCGATGAGTTTGCATGTGCCTCGCCAGGAGTGGTACAACGCTAATCGTATTCTGAAGAGTGTCCTTCAAAACGACACGGCTAATAATGCGATCAATGCGCTGAAGGCCACTAATGCTTTCCCGAAAGGCATTAAGCTGAACCACTACCTGACCGCTCCGCATGCCTGGTTCGTCCGCACAAATGCGATGAATGGTTTGCAGTTCTTCTGGCGCGATAAGCCGTCGTTCGATCAGGACAATGACTTCGACACCAAGAATGCGAAGGCAGCAACCTACATGCGCTTCTCGCTGGGCTGTACTGACCCCCGCGCTATCTTCGGAAGTAATGGGCCGTAAGAGTTAGGTTATAGTGGGTTCACGTAACAATCCCGTTATGTGAGCCCATCTCCGGTCGGCGGGAGGTTTCCCTCCCGTTACCATCGTGTAACGCCACTAGGAGATTCAAATGGCTAATGCAGTACGCTTTCCTCGGGGACTCACTACCTTTCCCCCTCGTTCCGTCATGGCGACGTATCCTATCGCTACGTCCCCTTCTCAGATTGTCCTCACCGAGGACTTCATCCCTTATCGGGCTGGTGACTACACCGTAAGTCAGACTAACGGCACCGCTGCAAGTTTTGGCTTCCCCGGCGGGATGCTCAAGCTTTCTACAGCCGGCTCAACCGCTGCGGATGTGATTTCACTCCAGCGCTTGGGGGCCGCTTTCCAGGCACTTCCGCTCAATCAAATCTGGTGCAATACGAAGCTAGCCTACCCCGCGACGGTCGGCAATGCTAACGACACGAATATTTATGCAGGCTTGTTTGATAACGCCGTTCCCTCCTCCGCATCTAACGGCATTTACTTCATCAAGCCCGCCGGTGGAACTGCCGTCCACTTTGTTATCAAGAAGGCTGGCACCACCACCACCTTCCAGAACATTGCCGATCTAGCACGGCCCAGCGGTCTCTACGGGGACACAAACAGTATCGCAGGCACTCTCTCGGCCACTGTCGCGGGTAACGTCTTTACAGCTGTCACGGTTGCCACTCCGGGTGCGGGTTATCAGGCCAGCCCGCTGGTGCTCTCGACCTCGACTTCCGGCAGTGCGGGCAATGTTCCGATCCTCGTCGGGATAGGCTCTACCGCAAACAGTAACCCCGCTGTTCCAATCGGTACTTCGGGACTATCCTACGGTTCTCTCTACGCACCTTTCGTCAGTGTGCCTGGCTCTGGCTACACTAACGCTGGCCCAGTTACCACCTACCTAGAGGTTGAGCCCCTCATTGACCTGGCTTTCTACTACAACGGAAAAGATACGCTCTACGCTGGGGTTAATGGTCGACAGGTTCTAAGCATTGGCGCGAGTGGTGTTGTGGGTGTAGCAGCCGGCGCGACGGTCAACGTCGCCACGGGTATCTCCCCCGCCTATCTATCCGCAACCCAGCTCACAACTTCTGTTGCCCCAGTCCAGCCGAGTATCGGAAGTGCCTTTAACCTACTTCCCCTGCTTCCGCTGACATACGGGGTCAGCGTTGCCAACACCACTGCTAATGCTCGAGCCTTGTACCTGAACGAGTATTCTGTCGGCGTGGAGCTCAACTAACATGCTACTTGCCCATGCCGGAACTCGGGACGGCCATAAGAATGTGGTGGCTATGGCCTCTGGCAGAGGCCCGGGCAAAGTGCAGCTCACTGACCTTGCGAAACTTGAGCCGAGGCCCCTTGCGCTGCGGTTTGAGTCCGTCACCTTCTCGGTTGAGGCGGGGACAAAGGTTATCCTGCAGTGGGCGAACGGCTTTCCCCTTATGCCGCTGGAGGGCAGGGGGATGTTGAGTGTTGAAGCCTTTGAAGGTCTCAAGGGCGAGGAGGGCCAAGACCTTATCGCGATTGTCGATGGTAAGGGCTTGGTCTTTCTCGCGCTGGACCTCACGAAACTAGGAGTATAGCATGGCTGGAAATGTTGTTAAGATTTACAGCGGGGAGTCTCCGAAATACTTTAACTTCGGAACTCCTACGCTTCCCGCACTCACCACTCTGGTCAATGGTAATAGTCAGCCATTGTTTAAGGAGAGCCCGTTCGCTACGCTTCAGGCTATCTTGAACTCCGCTATCGGCAATGCGGTAACAGCTACTGTCACCGTTCAGGGAACAAACGATTACTACAGCGGCTCTGGTATGCAGATCGGGGGGATCGCAACCTCCAACAGCTCCGCCACTATTACCAGTGCCTCGGGAAACTTTGGGGGCGGCGTGGCGCAGAACCAAGAGATAGCCCCTATCCCGGTTGTGGTCGGGATGCTGGTCAGCGGTCCTGGTGTTCCGGCGGGAACGACTGTCCAGACTGTTACAAGCAACACGTCGATTGTTCTGAGCCAGAACTGCACCGCAACCTCTCTTAACACCGGACTGGTGTTTTTTGCCAATAACTGGTGTGCAACTGCCCTTGGTGTGATTACTCTCTCCGGCACGACCGCGCAGGCAACCCCATCCTTCTCTGATGGTTTTACCACCCAGTCTACCTGGCGTTACCTTCGGGCAGTGGTCAGCAACGTGACTGGCACCGGAGCGGCGGTTCAAGTGCTGCTAGGAGTCTGATATGGGTATTTTTACTAATCCGAGTGTCAGTGGCGTTTTAGCGGCGCAGGGGCAAGTTCCGCAGATCCTCGCCCAATCCGCCATACCAGTCGGCATTGCACAAAGCGGAACAGTCGCCACAAACGGAACGATCACATTCACTAATGCGCTGCCGGCGGCCTACGCAGGAATCTGGCTGTATTTCCCAGCTACCGCGATGGCGGATGGCCTGGCGGGATTTCGCTGGTGTACGAGCGTTGCAGCCAGCACGACCAATTTCCAGGTAACGACTGCCTACCTTGCGGCGATGAGCATCCCGGCTATCCCAACGGGATACAGTAATGGCGTTGGCAGCAACTCGGCCTATACCGGGAGTACGGCAGAAATTACGCTGTCGAATGTCACCGTTCCTGGCGGTATGATGGGGCCGAACGGGAGGCTCAGAATCCGCCGAAAAGGTACGGCAAACAATACAGCAGGAGCCAAAATCTCGGGTACAAGATTCGGCGGAACTCAGTTCTTTTCAGCAGGGATGGCGAACTATCTTTCCTATACGCACGATGTAGAGATTTTCAACGCAGGCGTTACCAATGTTCAGGTCGGCTCACCGACTAACGTGGGTGTGGACTGGAACGTTAGTACGCAACCTTACAGTAGGAGCGCGATAGACACCAGTATTGCACAGACGATTGCACTAAACTATCAACTCGCGACGGCAACCGACTATGCCATTTCGGAAGCCTTCTCCATTGAAGTCCTCCCCGGCTAAGGAGCCGCCATGACCATCCAACACTTCCCCGCCACACTTGCCGGAGAGACTGCCGCGCTGGCTGTCGCTGACCCCAAGAATGTCACCTTCAGCAATGGATTCATCGTTGCCACTGGTAGCGATTACGTTGCACCACCAGCGCCTTCTGCTGATGACCTCGACCGCGCGGCCGCGCGAGCTCACGTCAAACTCACCGCGCTCAAAGCCATGACCCCTGCGCAGGTACAAACTTGGGTTGCGGCAAACGTCACTACGCTCGCCCAGGCCCAGGACGCCATTGCTACGCTTGCCATTGCTGTCGGAATTCTTTCCCGCTCCTTGTGATGAGTGGCGCTGACTTCCTCTCCCTCGGCGACTGGAATGCCGTATGCTTTCGCTGCGGTAAGAAGGCCAAGGCCTCCACTCTGCGCCGAGAGTGGGAGGGTTTCTACGTCTGCGAGAGCTGCTGGGAGCCGCGCCATCCGCAGGAGTTTGTGCGTGGGGTACAAGACGTTCAGACGGTTCCGTGGAGTCAGCCAGAAAACTGGACTGCAATTCCCCTTCCAGGGCTGGCGTGTTTCTTTCATATCAGTATTGCAGGGCTTGCTTTAGCGGGCTGTGCCTATGCCGGGGTAGTTCTTTAAGAGGCCCATATGACAAGTACCGTTTTTGTAGATCAAGTAACTCCTATTGTCGCCAGTTGGCTAAACGACGTAAACGCCGGGGTGTACACGACACTCCCGCTGAAAGCTGCGGCGGGGGCTAATGCCGATATTACCAGTCTGGCGGCGCTGGCGAGCCTGAATGGCGGGCCGCTCGCCGGCTTCAGGAATCGTCTGCGCAACGGCGGGATGCAGATAGCGCAGCGGGGCGTGTCGGCTAATGATGTGAATGGATACTTCGTTGACGGCTGGTACACAAGCCGAACCGGCAGCGTTAACCATATGAACGTGCAGGTCGCTACTGGCTTTTTCGGGATTAACAAGTTTGGGATGAAAATTTCCCGAACTGCTGGTGATACGCAAACAAACGCGCTCAATCTGTACCAGCCCATCGAGCAGACAATCTCGCAGAGCTTGTCAAACGGTAACGCGACGCTATCCTTCATCCTTGGGACTGGCGGGAATATCAGTTCGCTGACCGGGCACTCGGTTAATGTTTATTACCAGACCAGCCTAACAGATCAGGGTGTTGGCGGAACCTGGACCGCAATCGGTGCGCAGACGTTCTCCGTCACTGCGAATACAAGCTATGGCGCGCGACAGGGGTACACCTTCGCAATCCCGCCGAACGCCACGCAGTTAATGGTACAGATCAGTTTCGCCGTCACCGGCACTGCGGGGGCTGATGAAAGTTTCTATATCACAGAAATCCAGCTTGAGCCTGGCTCAGTCGCCACGCCTTTCGAGCGCCGTCCGATTGGAACCGAGCTTGCACTGTGCCAGAGGTACTTTGAGAAGTCCTACAACCAAGCGGATGCCCCTGGAACTGCGGGCTATCTAACACACGGCGGCGTTTTCTATGCTTTAGACACCGCCAGCGCAATCGGCAACACGCAGTTCAGCGTCCTGAAGCGGACGACTCCGACTGTGGTTATTTACCAGCCAGTCACGGGGGCTTCTGGCAATGCGCGAGATAACTCGGGAGGTGGTGCGTCGGTCCCAATGACAGTTGCGGATATTAGCCAGGTTGGCTTCAACCGACTGACCGGGACGCTAACAGCGGGTCATCAATTTTCAGCAATGTGGACAGCTAACGCGGAGCTCTAAGCCATGTACAAACTTACCCAGCAAAGTGACTCCGTTACTCGTTCCTCCGACAACGCCTGCATCCCGTTCGCGGAGGGTAACTCCGACTACGCCGCCTACCAGGCGTGGCTTGCGGCGGGAAATGTCCCCGTACCCTACACTCCCACGCAGGCCGAGCTCGACGCTGCTGCGCAACATCTTCAAGATCAGACCGACCTTGACGACGTGAAGGGGCTTCCCTTCATAACCTTTTTGGTAAATCACCGCCCAGCTCAGATAGCAACTCGTATCACAGCTGATCTGGCATCTGACGGAGTCGAGGCCGTAATAACACGCATTGCCAAAGCACTTTCTATTCTGGCCAAATCCACTTTTCGCTGAAAGGCTTTTATGTTTCAGGATGCCGAGGTCACTATCATCCTATGGGTTCTCGGAGGGCTGTTGTGTGTTATAGCGGCTCTTCTCGCATGGGGTGTTCATCAAATGCAGAATCAAGTTGCCGAGATTTCAGAGCGCCTGTCGCAAATTAACAGAACGCTCGGCGGGATTGAACGAGACTTGCGCGGGGAACTCGCCGGGCTGGATCGCAGGGTATCGCAACTCTATACAGCGGTTCGCTCGCTTCACCCCGACTACCATGGACTGGACGGACAATGACAACGCCAGCAACCTTTAACAGCGCCTATCGCCTCATAGCAATGGCGATGCAGAATGCAGGGAAACTCCAGGAGGGCGATGAGCCGAACTCGGAGCAGCTTGCCTCTGGCATGAACCGTCTTAACGATCTGATCAATATCTGGCAGACCAGCGGTCTTAAGCTCTGGCAGACAGTCGATCTTCCGGTCACTCTTACAGCTGGACTCGCCTGCTACACTGGCGCGAGTCTCGGGGCGGTGCGCAACCTTCGCGTGCTACAGGCTTACTACCTAGACGCCAGCGGGGTCAGAAGGCCGCTTCTCCCCCTTTCCTGGGACGAGTACAATAGGCTTTCTGCTCCGGGTGATCAAGGCCCAATCAATTCATACTTTGTCGATAAACAGTTAGCTCAGCTCCGAGTGTGCTTTTGGCTTACGCCAGATGCGACAGCCGCGACTGGAACCGCGCATCTCATCGCGCAGCAGCAAATTCCCAATGTCTCTGGCCTTCTTGACACGATCAACTTCCCGTCGGAGTGGTTCCTTGCCCTGCAGTGGGGGCTTGCCGCAGAGATATGCACCGGGCAACCTGACAGCATTATCAACCGGTGCGAGACAAAAGCTCTAACCTATAAACTCGGCCTTGAGTCTTGGGACGTAGAGGACGCTTCAACCTCCTTTTCCCCTGATCAGAGAAGCGGACAACTCGCTGGAGGCTTTAGATAATGGCTGATGCTGGGCTACTTCCTCAGAGACTTCCTCTCGTCATTGTTCCGGGCAATCGAGACACTACAGCTGGAAAAGATGCGAAGCTGGTTAATGGCTACGTAGAGAAAGTCGACGAGTCTTCTTTCCAGCTTTACAAGCGCCCAGGGTATGTCTCGACAGGCATTAGTCACGGGGCAGGCGCTGCCGCAGGTCTGTATAACTGGAAAGGAGATTTGTACGGAGTCTGGGGAACGGCGCTGTACAAAAACGGGAGTGTAATCGGGACTGTTGATTCTTCCAACGGAAGATACCAGTTCAACCAAACTGCCGGTCTTAACATCAGCGTAGATCGTCTCTATCTCTCGAACGGTGTTCACGGCTACACCTGGGATGGCACAACCTTCGCGCAGATTATAGACGCGAATTACCCAGCCACCACGGTTAAGGGCAGTGCTTATCTCGACGGCACTCTCTACGTGATGGACGCGACAGGAGCTATTTGGGGCTCCTCCCTCAACAACCCGACGACTTGGTCAGCTCTCAATAAGATTGTTGCGCAGATTGAGCCTGATTTGGGCGTAACAATTTCCAAGCAGCTTATCTACGTTGTGGCCTTCAAGCAGTGGTCTGTCGAGTTCTTCTACGACGCAGCAGCATCTTCCGGGAGCCCGCTCTTACCAGTTCCAGCTTCGCGACTTAACTATGGTTGTGCAAGCGCAGGCACCCTCGCGGAGTTCGATGGCACCCTAATCTGGGTGGCAACAAATCGCGTTGGAGGGAGGCAAGTCGTCTCTGTCACTGATATGCGGGCTAAGCCTGTGTCCAGCAAACCCGTAGAAAGACTTCTTAACTCCGCCGATCTCACCGGAGCTTTAGCCTCCGTCTACAAGGGGATGGGACATGAGTTCTACATTCTGACAATGCCGTCCGCAAACCTAACTCTAGTCTACGACATGGGCGAGGGAGCGTGGGCTCAGTGGACAACGGCTGCCGGCGACTATGTCCCCTTGGTGGATACGGCCACCCTCGGGGCAACTACAGTCGGGCAGACCTCTACCAGCTCCCTTACTTACACCATGAGCACTGATTATCCAACTGACGACGGAATTGTTTTTCCCGTTGATCTGGTTACTCCCAATTTCGACGGAGGGACGCGCCAGTTAAAGCTTCTTACCTCGATGGAGTTCTCGGCTGACCAGACTCCCGGGAGTCTACTCCAGGTCAGAGTCTCGGATGACGACTACCAGACCTGGACAAACTTCCGCCCCGTCAACCTGGGGCTTAAGCGTCCAATGCTCTGGGATTGTGGGAGTTTTCGCCGACGGGCTTTTCACTTTCGGCATCAGTGCCCAGTGCCTCTGCGCATTCAGTCAGTTGATCTTCAACTTGTTCCGGGCTCGCTATGAGCGCTAATATTCCGCCTCCTCCGACCTGGGCAGCTCCAGTTGATCCGTTGACGGGTACTTTTGCGCCAGTCTGGATTCAGTGGTTCCTTACGATTGCACAGCTTATTAACCAAGCTGGCGGTTCCTCTGGGGTGCAGCACAATCTACTTTCTGGCTTGCAGGGAGGCGGAGCCAATGAGTTTTACCACTTGACGGCTGCGGAGTCTGTCGGGATGGCTGCCCAGTCTCCGGCGAACGTCGCCATCACAGGAGGGTCGATCACTGGCATAACTGACCTAGCAATCGCGGACGGCGGAACGGCAGCTTCGACGGCGAGCGGAGCTCGGACAAACCTTGGACTTGGCGACGTGGCCGTCCAGTCGGCAGCTGCCGTTAACCTGACGGGAGGGTCGATCATCGGGCTTACAACCCTCGGCTTTGGCACCTATACAGCAGGTGTGGTAGCCCAGGCTGGTTACATAACCGTAAAGGACTCAGGCGGAACAACAAGACGCCTGCTGGTGGGATGATGAAAATTTATCTGGAAACCTGGGCGAGCCTGCGAAAAGATTGCGAGGAGCTTGCGCAACTTCACTGGGATGAAATAGCCTGGGATAAAGATAAAGTGCCGCTGGACCCTAACTGGGAACTCTACGCAGCGCTCGAGCACGCTGGTAAGCTCGTCTGCGTGACGGCGCGCGAAGACAGCAAGCTCTGGGGTTATTCGGTGTTCATCGTGCAGGGGGCTTTGCACTATCGCACAACTCTCACGGCGATTAACGATGTTCTTTTTCTGCACCCGGACAAACGCCACAGTCGAGTTGGACTGAGCCTGATAAATAAGTCAGAGGAGTTTCTTCAAGCAATGGGCGTGCGCAGAGTATTCTGGCATGTCAAGCCAGGCGTGCACGACTTCTCCCCGGTGCTGCTGCATAAGGGGTATCGGCTGGATGAGACTGTTTATTCAAAAGTTTTAGGAGACTGACATGGGCGGAATGGTTGCAGTTGTTACAGATTTTCTTGCTACTGATGCTGGGGTCGGTGCGATGGTTGGGGCGGGAGTTGGCATAGCATCAGGCGGCGGAATTACAGGAGCGCTGGAGGGCGGGCTTCTCGGTGGAGTAGGCGGGTCTCTAGTCGGAGCTGCAAGTGGAACTGGCGGCCTAACCTCAGAGGGTATGTTCGCGGCCCAAGAGACCGGGGGTGGCCTGCTGGCTGAAGACCTAGCCGGCTGGGGCGGTACAGCTAGCCAAGTTGGGCAGGTTGGAAGTGCTGTGGCCGAGGCGGGCTTCGGGGACATGTCAATGCAAAGCTTCGCCTCAACTGCCCTCGGCGGCGGAGAAGCTTGGCTCGGCGGAGCAGCTGCTGCCTCGGCTGGAGCTGGTGGAGGTCTTGCACAGACCTGGAATACCTTCAAGGGCACTGGCCTTGGAAAAGCTCTCAGCGTAGGCTCGGACATTAACACACTGATGCAGGCTGAGCAGCTGAAAAAACAGGGTAAGGCTGCGCAAGCGGCTAGCGATCCGTTCTCTCCCTACCGAGCTCAGTACGCACAGCAGCTTGCGCAGCTCCAGGCGAATCCTGGAAGCATTACCTCACTACCTGGGTACGAGGCGGGCCAACAAGCTCTCATGCGCGCACTCTCGGCCCGAGGCCTACAGGGCTCCGGGAATGCTATGGTGGAGCTCCAGAAGTATGGACAGGATTTCTATACGCAACAGGTTAATCAACTGTCTAATCTAGCTGGAGCTGGCGCAACCCCGGGAGCTGGGTCTGGCACTGCAATTAACGCCAACATAGTGGCGAACAAAGCTCAGTCCTCTGCCTTCGCAGACTTTGCCAAGATGTTCTAAAAAGGAGCGATCTGATGGCTGGCATTGACACTGAAATGTACACTAGCCCGGTTGATGCGGCGCTGAGCTATAAGCAAGGACTTGCGAACCTTGCCGCTACGCAGGCAGCTACCCAGGGACAGCAATACAGCAACCAAGCGGAGGAACTGAAGCTCAAGAACCAGCAAGCAATGCAGGAGCGCCTGGCTAAGATGGCACAGGCTCAAGAGCAGATGGCCTTGCGACCGTTCGCGGAAGCGGCGCAGGGAAACCAAATAACGAATGAATCCAATTTCATGCTGGAGCTGGGGCATATCGCATTCTCGGCTGACCCGAAGCTTGGCGCAGAGCTTATCAATCACGGTTTAACGGGGCTTGAGAAGGCTTCTGCTATCGCCAATGCGGAGCAATCCCGGCAGGTCACCAGACTGGAGGGCGTAGTCAAACTCCAGGAAGATGCTTTCAAACAGCTTAGTCGCTTTGAAGGCCAGTCCCAGGAAGAGGTTGACCGAAGCTGGCCCGAGACCTTGCAGTCATTTGACAAGCAACTCCGGGCGGTCGGCTCAAGCCTCCCTCCGCTCCTTCGCAACATGAAGCCAACGCCGGAGAATATTCGCAAGCTTCGCGACGCTATGCTTCCTGTGAACTCCGAGACGAAGCTCGCACTGATGAACCTCCAGGCGTCTCTCAACCAGCAGAAGCTTGACTTGGAGCGGCAGAGGACCGCCTCAACCATCGAGGTAAATAAAAAGACAATCGAACAAAAAGACCTGGATGTTGCTAAGAGGGAGCGTGAAGTTGGTGATGCGGTGAGCTACGATATGGCTCCGGACATTGCAGAGCAGATTCCCGCGCTGGCGAAAAACAAAAAAGAGCTTCGGAGGATTTCTCGAGAGGCCTCTGAGCGCTACATGCAACTGCGGAAGACTCGGCCTGGGGTTTCAGAGGGCCAGCTTAAAGCTATGGCAACAGCGGAAGCTGCCGCAAAGTGGCACAAGATTAATCGACTGCGCCCGGCAGAGCAGGACTGGGTGACGAAGGCGCTGCAGGCTAATCCACAATACCGCGATCGAGTGGATGAGGTAATTCAAGAGGGTAAACGGCTCGGGAGAATTAAATAATGGCACAAGGACTTGAAGGGTTTGTTGATCCGGCCGCAGGGCCCTCACTGCCGGCTCCTCTGGCTTTAGCGCCGGCCAAGAAGATTGCAGCACCTCAAAGGCCCCAACCTCTCACAGGGTTTAAAGACCCCTATGCGATAGCTCCGCCCACTGCCCCCGTCGAGGAGCTGGGATGGAAAGAGAAGATGAACGAGTGGGGGAAGAGCGCAACTGAAGGCATACTGGAAACCTCTAAGGTTATCCGCAGCTTCGACTTTCGCGAGGGTTATCAGGGGCGCTTTGCCGCAGGTATTGGAGAGAAAGTTGGTGAATGGACGACTGGCGTTTCCCGTGAAAAGCTAGCGGCAATGGGTTACAAGGAATACGCAGCCCGGCCGATTACTCCTCCGACACCCGATGCCATTAAGAAGTTTTATGAGGCTGCTCGAGACCACCCAGCCACCACGCTCGGGGAATTTATCAAAGGTGCAGGAGAGGACTTCTGGGTGTTCTTCCTGCCGGAGTTTGGAGTGGCCGGGAAGCTCGGGGAAGTGGCCGCAAAGGTTTCGGCAAAGTACGCTGCGCAAGCTGGACGAGTTGGCGCGACTGTCGGGAAGGCGGCGGAACTGGGGGTTGCTGGTGGCGCGGCAGCCACACTAGCGCAGTCGGTAGAGCCGGGGAAGTTCGACCCGAATGAGATTCAGACTCAAGCAGCTATCTGGGGTACGTTCGGCGGGTTCTCCAGACTGGTGGAACGTGCGCCTACTCGTTTCAAGGTTAAGTACCTTGACCCGAAAACGCCACTGACGGATGCTCATGCCGTGGAGATGGCGAAGGAGATTAACGCGGCTCATCCGAAGGAAAGGCCCCTCAGTCCGAAGGAAGTTAAGAAGCTGGCGCAAGAGTGGAAAGAGCATCAGAAGAAGGTTCAGAAGAAACTGTCCGATGAGCCATTCAATCAATACAAGAAGACGGTTGCTGATATAAAGAAGAGGGGGAAGAGCGGAGAGAGCCCCTCTGTAGATGAGGTGTTTGCGAGGGCAAAGCGGAAGGCTGATGCTCCTCCCCCGGCAGGGGGACTTTCGGTTGAAACCTACGTTGATAACTATATTGCAGGGTTGGGAAGGGACTCTCCCGACCACACTCAATTTGCACTCAATCACCCGGAAGAGATTAATGCAGAGTTTGCGCGCCGAGGGGCGGATGAGCGCAACCAAAGGGCTGAGTTCACTGAGGAGCCCTCTGCCGAGTCTCGAAGCATTGACGAAATCTGGGAACGTCACGAGCGAGAGACCGAAGCTCGAAAGATCGCGGAAATGCAGCAGTCACCGCGAGAGGCTATTGCTCTTAACCCTGGAAGGCCGGCGGGTCCGTACACAGATATCTCAAGTGGAAAGGAACACCCAGGGGGAGGTGAGCCCCCAACGGCAATGGAGCAGGCCTTCGCGCGGGCCAAACAGAAAACAAGGCCACAACCCGCTGCGCAGAGACTGGAAGAAGCACGAACGCATAACCCCGATGTTACGAGAACACAAGCATCGCCCGCTCGAGAGCCCGTTTCACACTCCGCGATCCTCCGCAGGAGAACACCCGAAGGAGCCAAGGCCGCTGAAGTTCGAGCTAGCGAGCGCCAGGCGAAGCTGGAGCAGCAAGCTGCCTCAGGCGACCTGGTTCAGTCCCTTCACGCTCTTGTCGAATTGTCCGTGATTCCGGAGGTTGACCTGCGCAGCGGGCTTCCCCTTGAGGTTAAGGGAGGAGGGGCGCAGCCGAGCGAGAGTCCCAAGGGCTATCTGTCGTTTGCCCAGGGCCTCAAGGACAATGCAGGAAAGATTGGCGGAGTAGCAGCCGCGCTAACTGCGGCCGAGCTCTTCCAGGCGGAGGAGGACAAGCGGAAGATGTGGGGGTTGAACCCGGCTCCCGGACACGGACAGCAAGTTCAGCTCCTCGACACCCTAGGGATGAGCGCGCTTGGAGCTGCCTTAATTGTAGCCGGTCACGGGAGAGATGAGATTTCCATGGCAGGACTTCTCAAGGACACCGCGACTCTGGCTGAGACGAAGAAATCCCTCAGCGTTACTTCCCCGATTATGGAGAGCCTAAATCCTTTTGCAACCGATCACACGCCTCAAGAGATCAGGGAGATTATCAACCGTAAAGGGATTAAGGAGGAAGACAAGAAAGTCTTTCTAGCGATTCTTCAGGCCCACGAGACCGGCAACCAGGCGCGGATTGCTCGGGGCGAACCCCCTAAGCCAGCCATATCGTCTCATGATTTGACTGTTGGGTTTAAGCTTCAGACCCAGGATATTGTGCTGACTCCTCAAGACACGCAGACGCTAAACGACCGGAAGCTTGTGAATGTCGGGATTGTAGACTCGAAGGGAGGAAGTGACTATAAGAACGGCCTTGTGAAGCCAGCCGAAGGGCAGTCCGACCTTCCCTCCACAACTACAAGCTGGCAACTTCCGCAGGAGCTCTCCGATAAGAACCACTTGAAGGATGGGAGAAGTTTTGGCACTACCCGCTCGATCCAGCTGGAGAACGGCATCGAGGGAGTGCACGAGGTTCAGTCCGACCTGGCGCAGCATCAGCGGGTGCTGACAGATGAAAAGGCCGAAGAGCTGAAAGCTCGGGGAAAGGAACTTGAGGAGGAGATTAAAAAATCCTCGAAAGAAGTTCAAGAGGCCAGAACGCCGGAGGAGCGGGCAGCGGCTCAAGAGCACTGGAATAGAATCGGGCGACTGCGCGACGAGCTTCGAGAGGGGCAGAGCAGACTGGCTACGGACGAGGTGAACAAGCCTATTAGAACAGCCACTGATGCCGCAGGCTTAACGCCGCTGACAAAAGCCGCTCAACCGCGACTGGTGCAGCAGGTCCTGGAACGGGCTGGTAATCGCGGAGACCCGGTGGTGTGGTTTGCGAACCCGGACACTGTGGCGAAGATTCAAGGCTTCGAGCCGGTTGATTTCAAAGCCCGTCTGGAGATGCTGAAAGCCGAAGAAGCCGCCAGGAAAGAGCGAGGAGACTCGACAATAAAGGACGATGATCTCAAGCGAGCTATTGCGCGGGTTGAGGACGCTATTAAGAAGGGGCACAAGTATGAGCCGAGCGAGCAGGGGATTTACGACAAGTATGCGAAGGAGCTGCAGCTATACCTAAACTCTCTTGGCGGGAAAGCTCGCAAAGACGCTCGCGGGCTGGACTGGACAGAAGTCCCAACTCGTCCCGGAAAGCCTCCGTTAGCGTGGGGAGCTGCCGACCCGGAGCTAGTCAAATGGCTTGGACTGGGCGGGTTGATTGCGGGTATGGGGGTTTACTCCTACAACCACCCGAAGGACTTTAACGCAGCACTCGCGACCGGACTGCTCAGCGCCTGGGCGGCTCGGAAGATTCTCCCTGGCGGAGAGCGCGTAGGCAAGATGCTTGACGACTCTTGGAATAGAGTCTTTCCCGAGCACGCTTCGAGGGGAAGCGAGAAGGCTGCCGCGCATATGGGCCATCGACTGGCGGAGGCAGCTCGTTCAGCCTCTACCTTTAAGTGGGCACAGGAAAAGCTCGAAGACTTTTTCAGCACGCGGAAAGAGGAGGGCTTGCCCTTTATTCTCAATTACGAGAAGGGAAAAAAGCAAGCTAACCCAATGCTGGACGCTGTGGCAAAGAGCGTGCGTGAGTGGGGGGATAGGATATTTGAACAAGATGCTGCAAACGGGATTCAGTATGACCCGAGGGATAACTATATCGTCCACCAGTTCGAGGGAGACCCGTCGGCTATTGCAAAACTTCTTGACTCAAAGTACGGGACTCGCTGGGGAGACCCGTCCTTCTCCAAGGAGAGGCAGTTCAAGTACCTCGAAGATGCGCTGGAGTACATAGACCCGGCAACTGGCGAGCATCCATTTAAGCTTAAAACCGATAACCCTATAACTCTAATGCGGATGCGACAGGCTGCTTCTGATATGGCTGCTGCAAAGGTCTCGATCCTTAAAGACTTCGAGGGTGATGGGCTTGCGCGAAAGCTCGGGAAGGGGGATAAGCTCGAGCCGGGAGAGTTCGATTGGCGCAGTCCGAACGGGGATGTGTTTGCAGTCGGCCAGGATGTTAATCAAGTTCTGCACAACGCTTTCAAGGACTTCTCACTCTGGCTCGACCCCACGGCCCTCGGAGCTTCTTTCCGCATTGGCATGGCGCTGAAGAGTGCAACTATTCCAATTAAACTGTTGAGTGCCTTTCACTTCGCTCACTTAACGCTGGCGATGCCCTCCGCCACGACAATCTCCACGGCGGTGCAGTCACTTCTCGCGCACAACTACTCTCCGAAGAATTTTTTCGACCTAGCGAGTGGCGCAACGGTGGTAGGCCCGGCAGCTCAAATGTCTTACATGGGGCACCGCTCTATGGCAATGTACGAAGGCCGCCTGAAGAACCCCACGGTCCTCGACAAGGCAAGACTGCAGCGTCAGATCGAGGGAGGAATGATTCCGTCGAGGGCGCAGGAGGAGGGGCACGGCGTAGGAAACTGGGGGCATGCGGCGCAGCGCAAGTTTGTTCTTGCGGTGCAGGATCAGAAGTGGATGCGGGCGGGAGCATTTGCAGTGCCAGCGGCTGTTGGGCTAGTTACCCACGGCTTCCTCGGGGCTTTTGTCCCGCGCCTCAAGCTCGGGGCCTATGACCTGATGGCTGATGCGGCGATCAGGAATGATCCCAGACTCGCGGCGGACGACACTGCCCGCGTGGAACGCTTGCGGCAAATCACGAAGGTCGTGGAAAGTCGCTTTGGGCAAATGCAATACAGCCAGAGGTTCTGGAACAAGCTCACGAAGGATGCGCTGGTACTCTCGTTTCTTTCGGCAGGGTGGCAGGCTGGGTTGCTCGACATGACAGTTGGGGCAGGAAAAGATATCGGGAAGGCTATTAAAGCGGGAGGCATTGGGGAATCCGCAAGGCTTGGCCTGCTTGAGCGCCCGCTGTTTCTTCCCGCCTACGCAGGGCAAACGGCTATTGTGGCTGGCCTCATTACCTACATGATGACAGGAGAAGAGCCCGAGGGCATGGACTATCTCGCTCCGAGGTCTGGGACAGATATTGATGGAAAGCCTGTGCGGCTTAACACTCCATTTTATACGCTAGAGGGAGCGAAAATATACAAGCACCTTGAGGCGGAAGGGCTTGCTAAAACCGCCCGAGACACCGTGGCAAATAAAATGTACGACTCGTATGAGGTACTTCGGATTCTTCTCCTTAACAAAGACTCGCAGGGACTGGAGATGTCGAACCCCGAATCATCGGCCATGCAGCAACTGGTCCAGCGCGGCTCGAGCGTGCTTCAGACTCTCACACCAATGGCGCTGGAAGCCGTAGAGCGCAAGGGCCTTGATAGCCTGGGGTGGCAGATGACGGCTATGGCAGGTTTCTCTCCAGCCCCGAACTACCTGGATAACACCGCGACAGAAAACAAGATCGATCAAGCCTACAGGAAAGAGGTCGGCTCGCACGAAATATCCTACGTGAAGGGAAAAGAGATCAGGGCCAGAGGAGACTATAAGGCGGCTCTTCGCGCAGGGAATGACGACAAAGCCGAGGCCAAGGCCGATGTTCTGCGAGATGACTTCGGGCTTCCGGAAAAAGACCTTGCAAAAATGCGGAAGAGTCTTCGAGACCCTCAAGCAATAACCCGATTCAAGAGTCTTTCCCCGGAGACACAAGCCCAGCTACTGGACAAGATGCCGGGCGAGGAACTGATCGACTACCTTCGAGTTGCTTCTCCGAAGGCTCGTAAACTGTATTTGGAGAGTGAAGATGAAAGTTCTGATCGTTGATCCTATTGGCTGCGGGCTTGACCTCGCGCTGCGCGCGAAGCTCGCGGGGCATGATGTTAAGCTCGCCTGTGGCCCTCGCGCCGACAAGAAACCTTCGCGCATCGGAGATGGGCTGGTGACTCTCACAGGCGACTGGAAGAAGCACATGGGATGGGCAGACCTCGTGTTCATGACGGACAATGCTCGATGGATGGGAGACCTCGACTGGTATCACCAGAAAGGCTATCCCATTTTCGGGCCTACGAAGGCGGCAGCGGAATGGGAACTCGACCGGAAAGTGGGGATGAAGGTAATGCGGCAGTGCGGGATGGATATGATCCCCTCGATAGAGTTCTCGAACTACGACGAGGCGGAAGCGCTTGTCAGGGAAACCCTCAAGCGATATGTGTCAAAGCCTAATGGAGATAAAGATAAAGCATTATCGTATGTCTCGAAGTCTCCTGCGGATATGTGCTACATGTTTGAGAGATGGAAAAAAGTGGGTGCTGCGCAGGGAGCGTTTCTTCTCCAGGAATTTGTGGGCGGAGTTGAAGTGGCTGTGGGTGGGTGGATGGGGAGTGAGGGATGGATTGGCCCTTGGTGCGAAAACTTTGAGCACAAGAAACTCGGGAATGACAACACAGGTCCGAACACAGGGGAGATGGGGACGGTGCTGAAGTACACGGGGAAGAGTCAGCTGGCGGAAGAGCTTCTCGTTCCGGCGACGGAGATGCTGCTGGCCCTCGGGTATATTGGGTATGTGGATATATCTGTGATTATGGATAAGAAAGGGGGCCTTCGTCCGATGGAATGGACAATGCGGCCGGGCTGGCCTCTCTTCAACATCCAGCAAGCTGTGCATCAGGGAGACCCGGTGGAGTGGATGGCGGACGCGCTTGAGGGAAGGGATACCCTGAAGGTGAAAGGGGATGTGGCCTGCGGGGTGGTGGTGGCAATCCCGGATTTTCCCTACTCGCATGTGACGCAGCAAGAGGTACATGGAATCCCGGTCTATGGGTTTGAGGACCTGGAGCACATCCACCCAGTCTCGATGATGGCGGGAAAAGCTCCTGCTATGCAGGACGGGAAAATTGTTGAGCAGGAATTGTTTGTTTCAGCCGGTGATTACCTGCTAGTGGCTAGTGGAACTGGGTCAACGGTAGACAGAGCGGTTTCGCGGGCTTACGCGCAGGTAAAGGAATTGGAAATTCCAAATTCTCCTATCTATCGAACAGACATTGGGAAAAGGCTGGAGGAGGACCTTCCGCTGCTGCAAGCAAAGGGTTTTGCAACGAGTGTTGTTTATGAGAGGAGCTGACGTGAAAATCACTGTGGATAGGATTCATAAAGAGCCCGAGTACACTGTAGGGAAAATTAGCATTGACGGGGAGCCGGCTGGATTCACCCTCGAGGACGCGGTGAGAGAAGTGCCTGGGCAGGCTGTTGAGACGTGGAAAATCGCAGGGGAGACCGCCATTCCGGCCGGAACCTACCGGGTGATTATGAACTGGTCTCAGCGATTCGGAAAAGTTATGCCCTTGCTGGTGGATGTACCAGGCTTCTCGGGGATTAGGATTCATCCAGGGAATACGGATGTGGACACCGAGGGCTGTCTGCTGGTGGGCCAGCATTGGGGAGGGGGAGATTGGATTGATGGAAGCAGACTGGCCTTTGGCCCGATTTACGGAAGGATTGAAGCGGCCGTTAATCGCGGGGAAACTGTGATGATTGAGGTGATGTAATGAAACTCATGGATATGCTTACAGAGAGTGATAACAGCACGGTTGATGCCGTTCGCGTGCTGGCGCTGGTCGCGGTGGTTATTGGTCTGGCGCTGCAAATCTGGGTGGTGGTGCGCTGGTTTGGGCCCGCGCCGCAGCCGTTCGACTTTCAAAACTTTGGCATTGGCGTCGGCGCGCTCTTCGGCGGCGTGGGCGTTGCGCTCAAGCTCAAGCCGGAGAGTCAAGCATGAACACAGCCGAGTTGGTGATGTTTGCTCTCGGAGCTGGGATTGGCGCTCCTATTGCGGCTATCTTTATTGTTTTGTTCTGGTTCAGGGGGTAGGATGAAATGGAGCAATTTGCTATCTATGTCCTTGTGGCCCTGCTTGTTTGTGGTTCTGTTGGCGCTGCTGGCTACGCTCGTGGCCACGCTAATGCTACGCGCACTTGTGCTCTGGATCGCGCGGCGGCTGTTAAACGCGCGACAAGCCAAGCTCAAGAAATTGCAAGACAGGATGCGGAGGTATCCGCCGGATTTGAAGTCACCCGCACTCGAGTCCAGACCGTTTATCGCGAAAAAGCCGTGGAGGTAGTTCATGAAATCCCCCAAGATTGTGCTCGCTGCGCTGTTACCCCTGCTGGCCTTGGGCTGCTCAACCGAGCCATATCCGGCGCAAGTGCAGCGCCCGCCGATCCCAGCAAACCTTCTGAGCCCCTGCGAACGCCCGAGTCCACTTCTAACCGGGACATTCCCAGAGGTGGCCGCGAAGTTGGTGGAGTCGAGCGGCAAGCTCTCTGAGTGCGCGGAGAAACATGCGGCGCTGGTGAAGGCTGTAGCTCCGAGCCAGCCCGCGAAATCGGACTAATCTGCATAGCGCAACCCCTAACCCTGCGGGGGAACGGACGCTTCGCCGCTCACCTTAGGCCGCCTTTTTCATAACCGCTGCCAGTTGTGCCCGCAGCTTCTTTTCAAATTCCGCCGCAACCTTTTCGCGCAAAGTTTTACTGTCACCAAGCACTTCCAGCACCAGCGCGTCAATCGCGGAACCCCAATGAGCCTTTACCCGATCCTTGATAAATTGGTCGGCATTCCACTGGTTTGTCTGGTCAGCAATCGCGGCCCTCACCTTGCGCTCAACCGCGCTCTTAATTTCTTCTTCGGTAATCTCAATTTCGAGTTTCATCCTGTTACTCCAGGTCTAATAAAAGTTTCAAGCGGAGCGCGCGAAAAGCCGCACGCCCCTTAGATATGCGTTAGACATTCTGTTCCTTGATCGTCTTCAGTAGCTTTTCAGCCAGTTTCACTGCGCCGTTTTCTGGCCGGTGGTGAATCTTGCTGCCGTCATCAACCGAGTACACCACGCAACCATCAACAAGCGTCTTGCCGGTATTCACCGCACTCCGCGCCATAATCGGATGTCCGTTTATCAGTATTGCCACCGTTAGCATCTAACTCTCCAATCGAGCGGGACTGGCCAATAAAGCGCCGTCCAGCCCCTAATTTTTAGCGTTAGGGGGCAAAAGCATGTCGCCCTGCACCGCCGTCTTGCCAGCGCCGACTTTTACATCCTCGAACAGCCGGGGCTGTGCATACGCCTGTTCGATCCTCCGACACGCGATGTCAAAGTATTTCCGCTCTCTCTCGATGCCGACGAACGCCTTGCCCAAGTTCACGCAAGCCACTCCCGTGGTTCCTGTTCCCATGAACGGATCACAAACAGTCGCCGCCTTCGGGTGCATGTTAAGGCACCAGATCATCAGCCGCAGCGGTTTCTGTGTCGGGTGTTCCTTGCCGTCTTGCAGCGCCTCGCCTCGTGGCAAAGTCAAAACCCGCGCCGCTTGTTGCTGGCTGCTCCACGCGAATTCGCAATCCGCCAGCGAGAAATTCCGTTGGCCCTTGTCCCACACCAGCCAGCGCATGCTGGGCGGCAGCAGGTCGGTGAAGTAGTTGCCGCCCCAGATAACGCATTCCTTGCCCTTCTCCTGCATCAAGCCAAAGAGCCAAGGCGCGGGGCGTTCCTTGTCCCATCCTTCAATTCCGTAGTTCTTCCAGCCTCTCCCGCTTTTGTTCCCTGCGCTACCCATTGCTATTTGCTTCTCCGCAAGTTCACCGCTTCTGTTGGCCGCAGCGTCCGCGCCTATCCCATACGGCGGGTCGGTCAAAATCAGATCGACGGGCGGCAGCAGCGGCAGAACTTCGCGGCAGTCTCCAAGGATCAACCTGCATTCACCAATGGTCACTTCTTCAAACATAGTCACTCCTATTTACCGTTTTCCTGCTAACTAGGCGTTGGGCGTCACCAGCTGCTTGCAAATGAACGCGCCGTCCTTCACAAATCCATTGAAAGATTCCCCGCTGATCGCCGCTTGTGCTGGAATCGTGTATGGCATCAGCGCCTCGGCGACCTTCTGGAATTGTTCCACCGAAATATCGAACTTGTCGTACACCGCCTGCTCAATGGCATCACTATCTGCCGTCTCTTCGTCCATCCCTAGTACAACCACCGCGAGTGCTTCAGCGTCCAACCAGTGCATTTCAATCTCCTGTAAAAAGTGCTGCCCAACCCAGCGGTCAACGCGGACGCCTACCGGAGATAAAGCTGCCGTCATGAACCGGGTACCTCAGCGTTAGCCATCAAATGCGCCACCGCTCGTACTGCGGCAGCACGCTGTCAAAAATCGCCCGGTCGCGGTGCGCTTCTTCTCGTCCGGTGTATTCCTCGCTGCTCAGAAACTCGTCGCCCATCGGGTCAATCGTCTGCCCGTCCTTCTCCACCCACCAGTGCGCGCGCCGGCATGAGCCGCCGTACCACGTCAGTTCGCCTGCAACCACTTCACCACCTACCGTGTCGGAAATTTCGTCCGCAATCAGAAGGCAACACCCTTGCAGGTTTGCTCCGTATGCGGCCTTGTACTTTTCGTGGATCATTTCCGCCGTGAAATCTTGTTCCGCTTTGTGCATATCGTTCCCCTTGATGGCTAATTCAGGCGTTAGAAGGTGTTCCCCAATGCTTACGCATCAGTGCTTCGAGCTTTTCCAATGCATCTTGCGAGTTCTTGGCCTTTACTATGAGATTGGTCGGGAGATTCCAAGCTGGCATAACCGCAACCAGTTCGTCGCCTTCCCACTGTGTTTTGATCTTCATGGGCATCAGTACAACATGCTCAATAACTGCACTTCGTTTCATGTCGTTCCTCACTTCTAACATTGCGCATCAATTTACTGCGCTCTCCAGAATTCCCCATCCCCGGTCGCCAGTTGGTATTGCCGTCTGGCTTTGCAATGCACCCCATGCAGCGCAGCACGCGCTCGACCGTGTTCTTGTGGCTGGCATTGCAGGTAGCGCACGTTCTCATCGCGCTGCGTCCATTGCCAGATAGATACACTCCAGCAGCTCAGCCGACAAAACAAAATCCCCACGCGCCAGCATGATGTCGTGCGCCGCTCCGAGCATTTTCCGCGTTACCGCCGTCTCGCCAGCGCCGTCTTCTCCATCTTCCTCGCCGCCAATAACCGCTTCAATGGCTTCGCATCCTTCGTTCCACAGGGCCAGATCAACGACCATCACAGCGCCGTCTTCGCCCTCCATTTCTTCGCCGTTGTGAAACACCTTTGCCAGCGTGTTCAGTGCTTCGTCTTTGTCCATTTCTCGTCCTTTCGTTGTTAATGGCATAACCCAGCGCTCACCACGCCCGCAGCGCTTGCCACCATTATTGACAGTTCCTATCCACCGCGCGCCAGGCGCAGCCAGTATTTATAGCTGCCGGTATTGCTGCCAAACGCGTGGGCCTTGTTGTCCACCAGCCACCGCGCCAGTTCCTCGGGCGTCTCGAAGGCGGGACTGATCGGCGTGCCTTCGCTGGTGTCCTCGTACATCATCAGGTGCGTGCGCTGCTCGGCGGGCCAGTCGGGCATGTAGTCGTCCTTGTGCGGGCGCTGGCCGCTGTACTGCTCGTAAGTCATGGCGCGGGTTTCGGGGTCGGTGCAGTAGTCGGGACGCCAGCCGGTCTTCCACTTCGCGCATTCCTCGTCCCACTCGTCCACGCTCGCCTGGTATAGGTCGCCTGAATACAGCGGCTTGTACTGCTCCACCACGATGCCGGTGTAGTAGTTGTGCACCTGTTGCTTCGGGTGTTGCCAGTCGGCCGGTACACGCCTTACTTCTCGTCCCATGTCGTCTCTCCTGTGGCGCACGGATGCGCTTTACCCTCAATCGAACCTTGCGCCTGCATTGCTTCGAGCTCTCTAATTTTTCTCACAGCAGCAGTTAGTTCAACCTGAAGCGCCTGGTTTCGGACTTCCAGGGCGCGATTAACTTCCTGAACGCGGCGAAGTTTTTCTCCGGTAGACTCATATGCAAAGTTCATACTTGTTCCTTCGGTGGAAGTTTGAAATAAAGTTTAGTCTTTCTGAACCCGCTGGACTTTAACAGTCCCTGGGACTCGGCCACTCGTAGCATGTCATAGAGGTTTAGGGGCTGCGGCTTAAGAGTCGCTATGGCCTCTTGCGCGGTGAACTGTGGAGGGAGCTGCGCCAGCCAAGCTTTATTTCGCTTGATGGACTCCGCGCGCTTCCGGGCATTTTGTCTTGAAGCTTGGGGTAGGATCATTTAAGTTTCTCCAGTACAGGTTTAAGACAGTTGCACTTGCCTTCGCATTCATAATCCCCGTTACGCCAGCGGGCTTTATGAAAACGAACAGCTCGTTCGGTTACTCCCAGCCGAAGCGCGATCAAGCCCGTCCGGCGGTTGCGCTGAAAGAAAGCCCAGAGGCAGCAATACCCTAGGCCGTCCGTGATGAGGTGCTTGAGAGAGGGGGAAGTGTTGGAGTAGCCGAGGAGGTGGCGGTAGCTTGGCATGATAGGTTCACATAATGGATGGGTTATAAGAACGCACTAATCTTTTCCAGCATACGCCAGCACCATTTTACCGCTTCGCTGCACCAGCTCGAGATACCCCGCCTTAATGGCTCCGCTCACGATTCCCTCGAAGTCTCGCGCATCCGGAAAAGCAGTATGAAGATTTCGGTAGCACTGCTCGTAAGGGGCCTCTCCCGCTCGCTTAATGTAGGCAATGAGGCGATCAGCCTGCATAGATGTTTCACTCTTCCCGATGCGGGAAAAGACCTGAGCAAAGTCGGCCTCCGTTGCTTTGAGCATAATCTCCGCGAGAATCAGATCGTCGACTGTGATGATTAGGGCGTCGCGCTGGGAGGCGGCAAGGATCATAGCAAGTTTGTGGAGGTGAGTTTGCTTGCGCGCAACATAACCCTCGAAGCGTTCGTCAGGGTAGTCAGTGGAAGAGGTTTTCCAGTGTCTCAAATACCACGCCTCGCCCCATGCGCGAGCTTCCGGGGACAGCAGGTACTCCCCGCAAAGGGAGGTTGCGATGTGTTCGAGGTCCTGGATTAGTTTCTTGCGCGTCTCCTCGGTGTCTTCCGGAAAGTTATACTTGGGGTAAGCTACGAAGTGTTCCTTAGCCTCCGCGTAGACAAAGATGCAGCGAGATGTTAGGCCCCCTCCTACGGTCGAGGCAGGCATGTTCTCTGCAATCCAGTGGGGGGTTGTGCAACCGAGGAGATTGATCCACGGCCCTTCCACCACATCGTTCCCCGAGGTCTTAGTTTGCTTCTCCAGTTTCTTCCGGCCGTCCCAGAGGTCGATGAAAAGATTCACCATCTCCTTGTTGTGCGGATCGATGAGGTTGCCGAGCTCAGAGGCGATGAGATTAAGCGGGCTCATCGGGTAGTACTCTCCCTCGAACTCGAAACTCTCACACGAGGCTGCGAAGGAAGTGACCAGGGATTGCCAAGTCACCACATCTGGTCCGAAACGAATGCCGGGGATTTCCCGGAGAAAGGACTCAGCCATTCCGGCTGTAGTGGACTTGGAGACAATCCCAGGCGGTGCAACGAAGATAATGAAGAAGTTGGGAATCCAGCGAAAGGCTATCTGATCCATCCAGACTTTTTTCCGGAGAACCCCGGCGATAGCCCACACAGCCGCCCAGAAGTGCATTAACTTCGGAGCTTCGGTGTGAGCCGCCAGTGCCACATAGGTATCAATCCAGGAGGGGCAATGGCGGGCCATCTCAGCAATCTCCCCAGGACGCGTCCGAGGTGTTGATGCCGACGGGAATGATGAGAGGATCGTCGTAGGGAATGACTACTCGAGAGACTCCTTTAATCCGCTCTATCATCTCGGCTTTGCGGTGGGAGGGGAACTGCCCGGCGAGCGAGTCATGAACTTGGATTAGAACCTGGACCTCGGGAATCTGCTCATAGATATTCATCCAGATTCGGTTGATGTAACAGCCGACTGTGGATTGTGGAACCCAGGCAAGGGCTTCTGGGAGCACTCCATCGAGGCGGTCAAAGATGTGCCAGCGATAGCCAAACTTATTGGAGACGAAGTGGTAGCGAGTAATTTGATCGAGAGTTCGATCGTGCCATCTCTTGATACCTGGATGCGCAGCAAACCAGGCTTTCTGAGCGCGGTCGATTTCGTGAATTCCTCTGCCAGTGTTTGCAGCAACTGTTCGCGCGCCTCCTCCGTAGTTAGTGGCATGACAAAAGACCTTGGCGAACTCCCGCTTGTGCTTTCGCGGGCCTCGGTGGTCAGGGTACTTAGGATGCGTTTCAACCAGTTCTTCATATGGAGGCGGCTCCTGTCCGTCAATCGAGTAGACATTTAAAAGGTGGATATCAACGCCCATGCGCAGGGCGGCTTTTAGTTCCTCGTCCTCGGATTCCCAAACGACAACCTGAAGGTCTGCGCGGTCAAGGTCCATATCGAAGAAGGTAAAGCCGGGGTCTGGGACATACATGGAGCGCATGTTGGGAAGGTTGAAGGTCATCCCGCGAGCTTTGGCCTTGCCTATTGATTTTGATTTCTCGGAGGGGATGTTCTGGAGGTTGGCTCCGCCGCCGAAGGCGTTTTCGCTCGACGAAAGACGATAGGAGTAAGGTGCGCTTTTACCGCCAGCATTGCCTCCGATGTTATAAGAACAGCGCATACGCTGGTCAACATCAAGACGAGCAAGAATAAAAGTAGACAGAAACACCCCAAGAGTTCGCAGATCGGAAATTGCAGTAATGATGGGGGCAAGGAGAGGTTCCTTCTTCTTAATTGCTTGGAGGGCTTCGTCGTCACAGGTCAGGTGCCCAGGGATACCTTTTTTCGCGCGAGTCATCTGGCGCGGAGCTCCCAGATCGTCGTAGAAGAGTTTGACCATCTGGACTGGAGATTTCGGATTAATGGGATGGCCGAGGACTTCGGTGAGGAAATCCATGCGCGAGTCGATGGCCTCCTGGATTTCCATAGCAAGGGCATTCCGGCGAGCTCGGTCAACGCGAATGCCTCTGGTCATGGCCTGCAGGACGGGCCAGAACAGGCGCTGCTGGAATGCCTCAACCTCCTCCAGGCCAAGAGAGCCGATGGTTTTGTGGAGGGCTTCGCCAACCTCTCGGGTGCGCACACAGTCGGTACAGTTATAGGCCCACAGCACGTCTTCGGATTGCTTAATCCCCCAGGTTTTTCCGTCGTCTTTCCAGAACACTGGGTGCGGGGAATAGAGAGAGGAGAGAAAGCCAAGACCCTTGGGAAGTGCGACGAAGGCGGTGTGCTGGGAGATCATAGTATCCTGCGCGCCTCTGGGGATGAAGTGCCAGTGGCGATAGGTGTACTGCGCGTCGTAGAGGCCATTTTGCCACCTTACCCTGGCGTTGGCGTGAGTGAGGAGGCGGTAGAGGGCGTACACGATCTCCGCCTCTTCCTCAATTTCCCAATACCCATTACGGCGCTCGACGCACATGAACGGAATGCAAAGGGCTTGACTGGTCGACCACGAGAGGCCGGCGCAAGCGATCTGGCCTGCGCGAGTCTCGAGGTCGAAGTCAATCCACATCGGGCCGCGCTCGACCTCAGCCTGTAGGGCCCAGAGTTGATTCATAACCTGCTGAAATCCTGGGCGAACCTGGAAATGCCAGTCGGGGAGATTGGAGTATTCCGGGCTTTCACGCTCCCGCGCGGCTCTCCGCAGGTCATTGAGCACGAGGGCGCGCGAGTCCCACTGCGCCAGCACCGCGTGAGGAGACAGGGTTGGAATTAGCTTAGGCTGCGTGGGGTTGCCGTTGACCGAGAGGCAAGAGCCCCGCCACTTCGCCACACTCGTTGCGCCGGTAAGAGCCCACATGGGGGCATTTCCCAGCGTTACGATGACATTAGGCTTGACAATGGAGATTTCCCTGAGGAGCCTCTCGTAGGAGGCCATGAAAGCTTTCGTAACATAGGCATCCCGGAAGGGGAGGAGATCAGCTCGCCAGTCCTTTTTCTTGGTAACGATCCAGGAGGACAGGTCTCTGCCAGCCGGGCGGGTGTTGGCGAGATTGGTGAGGTAGCACTCTGATCGCATCAGGCCCGCTTCGTGAAGAAGGCGGTTGAGCTCCTGCCCGGAGGCTCCGTTGAAGGGGGTTTGAGAACGCTCGTCTTCGTGACCAAAACACTCCCCGATTAGCATAATGCGCGCGGGAACTGGACCTTCGCCAAATCTAGGCATGGAGATTAACCTTTCAGGGAGTTTATAGTTTCTAGCGAAGTGCCGTAGAACTCAGGGGAAAGCTCAATGCCCGTGGCTGCGCACTTTAGGGAATGGGCTGCGCCGAAGACCGGGCCTGTGCCGCAGAAAGCGTCGAGAACCTTATCACCAGGTTTGGCGGAACGGCGCAGGAGTTCGTAGAAATCCCCGACAAGCTCGAGAACAGGGGCCTGGAGAAGCCCGACGCTCTGACTGGAAGACTGGAGTGTTTGATTGGCCGCTTCGGGGAATTCTCGCCGCTGGCGATCCTCGACGATAATGGACTTGAGAGAGATGAAGCGTTTCATGCTTTTATTCCCTGGGAAAAGGTGGAGGGGCCGAAGCCCCTCGGTGGTTAGGCGAGACGTGCGACGGACGTTACGCGCTCGACCGGCTGACCTTCCCACAGCTCATGGCTAACCTTCACGAGCACCGTACGGCCTTGCATGACGCGAGCGGAGAACTTATCGCCTGCGTTGTTAAGGTCGACGGCCTCTCGGTAAAGGCGCAGTCGACGGTTTCTACCTACTCCGTTGTCGATCATTCCGTCGGGAGTGAGATCGAGCATTACGCTGTCCTTTAGGGTGATGGTTGGGGGAAGGCCCATCGAGGCTTGAAGCTCGGCGGGAACTTCGATCAGGAGGGGAACGTCCCAGGCAATGCCGGACTTTGTCGGGTCGGCTTTGCCCTGCCATGCGCGAGCGGTTACTTCACCGATAACGCCGGTGTAGTCTCCGATAGGCAGCGGAGGGCGCTTCTCGGTCGGGGTGTCAAGAGTGGCGTCGAGGAACAGAGAGGGATCGAAAGATGACATGATGTTTCCTTGAAGGTTAGGTTAAGGTCAAGTTGAGCGGGGTTACTAGGGGAACAGGTGCTCGGGCTGTTCGACACAGCGGGAAGAGGGGGAGAGGGCTAAGCGCACGAACTGGTCGATTAGCTCCTCGCTAACACAATAAGCGACTATGAGGCGAGAGTAGTCGTCGGAGAGGTGTGACATTTCGTGAAGCTCCTCCTCGTAACACCATTCTCCGGAGGGCCAGTAGTAGATTAGCATGTTAGACTCCTCCGCGACCGGTCCACTTCGCCATGATTTGGCCGAAGTCGGGAGACTGGCGGGCCTTGATGGGGAGGTTCCGGGACTTCACGTCAACGTTGGCTGCGGCAGTATCCCAGTAGAACTTATCCCCCTCGCGCACGGTGTAAATGACGTCGCTGAAGAGCTGGGGAATTTCATTCGCGAGGGCCTTGCCGATGCTCTTGGTCATGAGCTTGACGCCGCCTGTGATCTCGTCGGTCTCGCGAGTGACGTGCGCGGTAATGGCGAAAGTGCAGGGGATGCCTTGGGTGCAGAGGCGCAGGAAGTTCATCAAGTTGTTCTGCGCAACGCCGTAGTCGGGCATGGAGGCAGTGGGCTTTGACCCAATCACCATCTTGAAGGCGGCGTTTGAGAGTTCGCTGAGCGTATCGATGGCGAAAATTCGATCGACACCCCAGGAATCGACAGCCCCAAACTTCTCTCCGGTGCGGTCGTCGGGAAAATCGGCGCAGGCACTCAGGATAGCGTGAAAGGCGTTATTGATGCCGCCTCGATTCGGGTCAATCATCTTCGTTATGGCCTCGTAGGATAGGCGGCCAACGGAATCCGCTGCGGTCATGAGGGACTTGAGCGATAGGGGCTTCGTTATGGTGGAGTGGTAGTGGAGGGACTTCGGGACCTCAAGACCTCGATCAAGCCAGTAGCCGAGAAGGGATTCGAGGCCGTTTTCGGTGAATAGGACAAACATCTGCTTGCCGTTGGCCTCGGCCCAGTCGGCCAGTGTGCCGAGCGCGTAGGTCTTGCCGGTGCCTGCAGGGCCTTCGAGAAGAATCTTCGGGCCCATTAGGGAGGAGGGGGATGGAATTGTCATGAGAGTTCCTTGGATTTGACTCAGTGAGCGAGAGGCCGCGCGTCGGCATCCTGAAGGCCGAAGGTTGTGAATTCACTAACAAAGCGATCAAACACCGCCTGCGCGAGGAATTGCATGAACGGCTCGGATAGGACTTGGTGAAGGGATGGAAGGGGGCGTGTGCACTCGTACCCGTGCTGGGAGACGTGGGCGATTGCGATCTGGGCGGAGTTCTCGTCAAAAGTAAACTGAACGTCCCAGTCTTGGCCGGCGGCCTTAATTATCAGTAGGTTCATGGCAGGGGCTC